GGTGCCTATGCTTTAACACATTTTGCTAAATGGGCACCAGATTGTGAACTTGAATTATATTATGATTCAAAAATAAAACCGCAACCAGTTGGTGAAGGTTCAACACTACACTTTCCAATTGCATTGTGGCAGAATATACATTTCTCTTATAGTGATTTAGAAAAAATTGATGGCACATTTAAGTGTGGCATTAAAAAAAGTGGATGGGCTGATGGCAAAGAATATATGCATGAATTTAGTGTGCCAATGTCATCTTATCATTTTAACGCAGGTAAATTGCAAACATATCTGCTTGAAAAATTAAAGGACAAAGTTAAGGTCTACGATAAAAATGTAACGCATGACAGTATTGATGCGGATTATATTTTAGATTGTTCAGGTAAACCGAAATCTTATGAGGACTTTCATGTTGCAGATGCCATTGCAGTTAATTCGGTTCATGTAACCCAATGTTATTGGGACTATCCAAGGTTTCAATATACTCTGACCTTGGCAAGGCCTTATGGATGGGTTTTTGGTATACCCCTAAAGAATAGATGTTCTATTGGTTACTTGTATAACAATAACTTTAATACATTGGAAGAAGTTAAAGAAGATGTTAAAAATGTATTTAAAGAATACAATTTAGAACCGAGCCAAGATACGAATACATTTAGTTTCCACAATTATTACAGGAAAGAAAATTATTCAAAACGAGTTTGTTATAGTGGTAACGCTTCGTTCTTTTTAGAACCAATGGAAGCAACATCGATTGCAACAATGGATACTATTCAACGACACGCCTATGATGTTTGGTTTAATAACTATCCTATCAATGAACAAAATGATAACTATATTGGCTTCATGAAAGAAGTTCAAAATATGATTTCATTACATTATTATTCTGGTTCTATGTTTGACACCGAGTTTTGGAAAGTATCACAAGAGAAAGCAAGAAAGAATATTAGAGAAGCACTTAAAAATCCTAATTTCATAAAAGCGATTGAAGAATCAAAAAATGATTTAGACAATTTAAATGATTGTCCATATGGAACATGGAACACATATTCAATGAAACAAAATTTAACAAATTTAAACTTATACGAAAAATTGGAAAAAGAAAATGCGTAGAATTACCAAGGTTTACTTGGACATGGACGGAGTGATTGCCGATTTTGACAAGAAATACAAAGAATTATATAGAATGTCGCCGAAAGAAGCGGATGACAAAAAAGAATTCTATAAATTGTTTGACAACTTTATTGAAACTAGGCAATTTGCAAAACTTGACATGACCCAAGATGCAAAAATATTATTACAGTTTTTAGATAGCACAGGAATTCCTGTGGAAATTTTATCTTCAACTGCCTCCGAAAAAAGGCATGACGCTGTTGCACCTCAAAAAACAGAATGGTTGCGTGAGCATGGCATTCACTACCCAATCAACCTAGTACCAGGTAAAAGATTGAAAAGGCAGTATGCAAAACCTGACCATCTACTGATTGATGATACAGGACAGAACATTGACCAATGGAGAGAAGATGGTGGTATTGGTATACTACATACTGATGCTTTGACAACAATTGGTATTATGAAAATGTATATTTGAAGGAGATATTACATGAAAGAAATGTTAAAAGAAGTAATTACACCTTGTGGATGTGGTCGTAGTCCTACAGGTGAATGTATTGGTTGGCATAATCTAACCAATGAAGATTATAAAATTCGTTTACACGAGTGGAATAATTCTACTGGTAAACAATTACTAAATGAGGATTCAGGCCTTGACAACGCCTAAATACTATTATATAATGAGAAGTATGTGGACAAGTCGTTTTATACACCGTTAATACACCGTTTATACGAAAGGAAGTAATTATGAGTTCATTTGCGAACCTAAAACGCCAATCTGGCAATCTCGATAAGTTATCTAAAGCAATCGAGCAACTCAATACCTCATCCGAGGGTGCAGAAAAATCCGACAATTTTTGGAAATGTGAAGTAGATAAAGCTGGCAACGGCATGGCTACTATTCGTTTTCTGCCGGCACCTGCAGCTGATGGTGATGATTCATTACCATGGGTTAAAATTCATTCACATGGATTCCAAGGTCCTGGTGGTTGGTTAATTGATAACTGTTTAACCACACTCAATCAACAATGTCCAGTTTGTGAACACAATTCTGCATTATGGAATTCTGGCATTGAAGCGAACAAAGATATTGTTCGTAAACAAAAACGTAAACTGAATTATATTGCCAACATTTATGTTGTTTCGGATCCTAAACATCCTGAAAACGAAGGCAAAGTATTCCTTTACAAATTCGGCAAAAAGATTTTTGATAAGATTTCTGAAGCCATGAATCCACAGTTTGAAGATGAAACACCAATCAATCCATTTGATTTGTGGAAAGGTGCCAACTTCAAGTTGAAGATTCGTAAAGTTGAAGGTTATCAAAACTATGATAAGTCTGAATTTGAATCAGCATCTGCTTTGTTGAATGATGATGATGAACTTGAAAAGATTTGGAAGTCTGAGTATTCTCTCAAAGAGTTACTCAATGACAAAGAATTCAAATCATATGATGTTTTGAAACAACGCCTTGATAAAGTTCTAGGGTTGAATGGTGATGTTGCACCAAAGACAACCGTAGAAACAATCAAAGAACAAAACAAGACAGCACCTAAAAAGTCTGTTGATGTTGCACCTGATATGGGTGATGATGATGACATGGCATATTTCGCCAAGTTAGCTGAAGAAGATTAAACCAAAAATCCTTTCAGTTGGTTTAGACCCCGCTACGGCGGGGTTTTTTATTACAGTCGGATGAATTTTTTGTTACAAAATGATGACAGCGGTTAAATAATATTGGAGATATTTTTTTTCTTTAAAGGAGTTGTTCATGAGTAAGTTATTAGTCGCTTTATTAAGTTTTGTAACACTTACGGCACACGCAACAGATATTACTGGTGCTGGTGCAACATTCCCATTTCCAATTTATGCTAAGTGGGCAGAAGGATATAAGAAAGTAAGTGGTGTCAATCTAAATTATCAATCGATTGGTTCTTCTGGTGGTATAAAACAAATCAACGCTAAAACAGTTGTATTTGGTGCTACTGATGCACCTGTTAAAGGTGAAGATTTAGATAAGAATAATCAAGTGCAATTTCCTGCCGTTCTTGGTGGTGTAGTTCCTGTTTTTAATATTGATGGTTTTAAACCAGGAGATTTAAAACTCAACGGTACAGTTCTTGCAGAAATTTTTATGGGTCGTATTACAAAATGGAATGATCCAAAAATCGTAGCACTTAACTCAGGAAGAACATTACCCAATCAATCAATCACAGTAGTTCATCGTGCTGATGGTTCTGGTACAACTTTTATTTTTACTGATTATCTTAATGAAGTCAGTCAAGATTGGCGTGCAACTGTAGGCAAAGGTGCAGCCGTCAAATGGCCAGCTGCATCAAGTGTTGGTGGTAAAGGCAATGAAGGTGTTGCTGCCAATGTTGAGCGTGTGAAAGGTTCTATTGGATATGTGGAATATGCTTACGCAAAGAAAAATAAAATTCCACATTTTAAAATGGAAAATCGTAACGGTCTATATGTAGATCCAGATGATTCTACATTTGCTGCTGCAGCTGCTAACGCAGATTGGTTCTCTGTACCAGGTATGGGTGTTAGCCTTGTGAATCAAAGAGGCACATCTGTCTGGCCAATTACAGGTGCAAGTTTTATTATCATGTATAAAGATCCTACCGATAAGAAATCAAGTCAGGAAGTCTTAAAGTTTTTTGATTGGTCTTGGAAAAATGGAAAGAAAGATGCTTTGGATTTAGATTATGTTCCATTACCAGATTCATTAACTAACCAAATCCGCCAAAAAGTTTGGACACAAATTAAACATTAAAAAACAAACCCCGCTTCGGCGGGGTTTTTTATTATACAACTTTGGTACTGTATAATATCATGTCTTGGAATGTTGGTTCTTGATTTCTCACAGAAGGCATTGGTAATATAGCCACTTGTGATGTGTCTTGTGAATTGACTGTTGTATTATTAACCACTTGCTCGATAGCATCAATAACCGGTTTAGGTATTTGTAAATCCAAATTCTCAAATGTTTTTTCTGCAACTGCCGCTGATGGTGGAGATTCATTGAGTGGTATTGCTGTTTCAGTTTGTGCTGGTGGTGCATTTGAAGATTTGTTTTCTTCAGCAACAGGTTGAGGTTTTTTTAATTTAAACTCATCTTTTAATGTTCCATCTTCATTGTAATATTTTGCAAACTTATTATCCCAAGATTTGGCTCGACCAGCATTTTTACCACCAGTCGTATCTGGTCTTGGTGGTACTTTTTCTGGTAAAGAACTTATTGGTGCCGTTGATTGGGTAACTTCACCCTCTTTTACAATTTGTCTGACTTGTTCTTCACCGCCCAATTTATTGATTTTTTTTAGTAATTCTTCTTTTTTAATTGGGTCTGTTTCTTTATCAAACTGTTCCATTAAGTCTTTTGCTTGAGATGGCACCTCTTTAACAATTTTTTCTAAAGCTTCACGGCCACCATATCTTTCCATTTCTCGTGGATCATTTCTTTGCAACATCTCAGCAGCTTGATTTGGAGTGATGGCCGCAAAATTTGTCATATTTTCAGCTGTGCGATTTACTAACCACCACAAAGCTGCATAGAATCCTGCTATTGCCATTAAACCACCCACAGGACCAGCAAGAACACCTAAAGCAACCTTTAAAGTTTTCCATGTATCACTAGTAATACCAAGCATTCTTAAAAATTTAGAAAGAAAGCTTCCATCATCTTCACTAGGTTCAGTTACTTTTGTTGCTGTTGGTGTTTCTGGTTTATAACCTAAAAGTTTTAGTAATTCATCATGGCGCCTTTTACGCTCCATTACTTTTTCTTCTAACATTCCTTCTTCTTCTATTTTTTTCTGTTCATATTCATCATTTGAATCTTTTAGAAAACCATAGATATTGTCCAAAG